ATTAGCCAGGTCTTTTTACGGTATGGGAATGAAAGTTGCTGCAGTATCTACACTATGTATGGACTACAGAGTTTTTGATGCAATGTGGATGGCAGGTACACCTTGTCCTTTTATGGGACAGATTGGTAAAAATGCAAAAGAAACCTGGGAAAAGAATATCGAACTTATACCTGAAGGTTCAGACGTTAAAGTTATCTACGAAGTTAAACAAGTAGCTTTAAAAGAAGAAAAAAGATTAGCAGGTATTAAAGCTAAGAAAGATACAAAAGAAAAACTACAGTTAGCAAAACAAGAAGCATTACAAATTAAACGAGAGGAAAAGTTAAGAGCTAATGAATACGAAAGTAAAAATCGTTGGTCTACCCCTTTGTCTATACTTGCTTTTATCCTCTTACTCTAGTGCAGAATTAAATTGTGCTACAGATGTTGTAGGTTTATGTACCCCTCAAGTTGTTATTGACACAACAGAAACCACAACAGTTGAAACAAATAACGATGGTCAAGGTGTGACCACTATTGAAACTATTGTAACCGATACAACAACTACTACAGTAACTAACGAAGATTCAGGTGATTTATTAGACGGTGGTAATGGGTTCGTGTCTTCATCTAAAGAAGGTGATATGGACATTGACTGGGGTGGGCAGGGGCCAGCTTCTATGCCAACTGGATCAAGGTGTGGAGATTTAGGTACAGATAAATGTGCAGAGATAACAGGTAGTGGCTCTACAACAAGCACGATGGGTGTCCCTAATATGGGAACAACATTTAAACAGACTATAGACATAGAAAATTTAAACATTGACAATGGTGGTAAAACAACTTATACTATTAAGGTAGATAAACAAGATGCAAGTGATAGCATTTACATACACATAACTGGCAAAGATGGAAGTGCTACCCAATTTTCGGGAACGGACTTCTTATCAGCTTCGGGGGTGAATAGTGGATACTCACAGTATACTGGTAGTTTTAATTTTCATGGTGGGCTTACTTCTATTTTATTGGAGATAGGTGGAAGAGATATAAACCTAGACATTGGGCCTGTATTTGATGATGTTTCTGTAAACGTACTTTATAATGTAATATCAAGAATAGTCCAACAAACAATAACAACTATAGAATCTTATGTTTATTTAAACGGAGATGCCACTCAAGAAGAACTGGACATTGTTGAAGATATATTTGAACACAACGACATTGTTGAACAACCTGATGGTATGATTGACTTTGAACCGATACAAGATACTGAAGTCTCTTATGAAACTGTTGAACTTGAAATGGAACTTCCTGATTTTGAAATAGACTTTAAAGTTCCTGACATGAATGTCGAACCAGTAATGACAGAGCTTGAGTTAAATATAGATGTTGAAATGGAGATGGATATAGAAACTGAAGTTTCACCTCCAAAACCAATGGAAGCTCCAGAACCAGAAATAGAACCTACATCACAACCAGAGCCTGAACCTGAAAAAGTAGCAGAAGATGTAGTAGAAACAAAACCAGAACCAAAAGAAGAACCTAAGAAAGAAACAAAAGTAGCTGAAAAAAAACCTGAACCCAAGCAAACAAAAGCAGAACAAAAAGAAAAAGCTGCAGGTAAAATAATAAATAAGATGGGTGATAAAGGTAGGTACGATGAGACAAACCAACTAAAGACTTTACTTGTTATGCAAGTTTTAGGAAATACAAAAGATTTCTTTAGTAACCAGTTAGCCCTACCAGACACTCCTGGTTTCTTTTCAGCAACACGAATACCAGACACACAGATAAAAGATAATGGACTAGCTTCGTTTGTTTTATTTGGTGGATCAAACGCAGCAATGGATAATCTTGTAAACATGCAGTATAAAAGGTAACGACATGGCAAAACGAAAAGGCTTATATGCAAACATAAATGCAAGAAAAAAGAAAGGTACTTCTCGTTCTAAAAAGAACAGTACCATTTCCCCAAAAGCATATGCTAATATGAAAGCTGGCTTTCCTAAAAAGAAAAAAGGTTAGAGATGGCAGAGGTCGAGTACAAGGGATTGAAGATAGGTGGCTCTAAACTACTCCTTATTATACCCCTTGTCGGTACAATTATTGGGGGTTTGTATGGGGGGTTCGAAGCCTATAATAGATATTTGGCAATGGAAAAAAAGATAGCTAATTTTGTAAGCCCTGACCTTAGCCACATTGATAAACATATAACAATGGTAGAAAACCAACTAAACATTATAGAAGAACAGTTTAGTAATCTCAAAGAAGCAGACTTACTTGTTAACGAAATGATTAGAGAACAGGTTAATTCAATAAAGTCTTCAGTAGCTAATGTATCTGCAAGTGTCCACGATGCAAAGATAGAACTACGAGAAGACATATCTGGAATAGAAGTCAGTATAAATGAACAAGAAAACAGATTAAAAGAAACTTTAGATTCGTTTGAAGATAGTATTGAAAAGCAAGAACGAAGAATTAAACTTGATATAAGTAGTGTAGAGAAAGCTATGGACACTCAGAACACTCAAGTTAAAGAAGACCTAGACCAAGCTGAGTCTGACATGGCAAAGCAAGAATCACGGAATAGACAAAACATCGAAGACGTTAGAGGTGTAATAAGTTCTTTTGAAATACGAATGGATTCAAAAGTAGACAGGCTTGATTTAAAAATTGTAACACTAGAAGAAAACCTAGATATGAAAATTAAACAAGCTTTAACAAATCCACTCTTGGATAATTAGATAAGGAATAATAAAATGATAAACTGGATAAAACAAAGAGCTAAAGAACCTTCAAGCTACGCAGCCGTTGGTGTTGGCATAGTTGGATTAGGTGTAATCAGTGGAGTAGGTGAACTAATCTTTATTGGTATTGCTTCAGGAATTTTAGGTATTGTGTTAAAAGAAAAAGCTCCAGAGTAATGGCTGCTTACCAAGGTAAAAGTGTAAAGTTAAATAAACCTAGACGTATCTCTAAAGGAGAAACAAGTTACGGTAAAAAGAAATCTGTTGTCTACGTTAAAGACGGTAGTAAAACAAAACGAGTTACCTTCGGTGATCCTAACATGACAATTAAAAAGAATATTCCTGGAAGAAAGAAAAACTTTAGGGCTAGGCATAACTGTGATACTCCTGGCCCTAAAACAAAAGCTAGGTATTGGTCTTGTAAAGCATGGTAGTAACCCAAGATGACATAAGAGTTGCAGCAGAAAGTGATCTAATTACTTTTATCAAACTTATTGCACCTGAACAATTACTAGGACAATGTCACGAAGATATGTGTCAGTGGTGGACTAAAGAAAATAGTAAGACCCACCAACTACTACTTTTCCCAAGGGATCATGGTAAGTCTCGAATGATTGCTTATCGTGTAGCATGGGAGTTAACTAAAGACCCGACACTTAGAATACTTTATATATCTGCAACAGCTAACCTTGCAGAAAAACAGTTAGGATTTATTAAAGGAATACTAACATCAAACACCTTCCGTAGATACTGGCCTGACCATGTACAAAAGGAAGAAGGTAAACGTGTTAGGTGGACAACATCAGAAATTATGTTAGACCACCCACTTAGAAAAAAGGAAAATGTTCGTGATCCGTCTATATTTACAGGTGGTCTCACTACCTCACTTACTGGTATGCACTGTGACATTGCTGTTTTGGACGATGTTGTCGTATATGAGAACGCCTACACAGGGGAAGGTAGAGAAAAAGTTAAGAGTCAGTACTCCCTCTTATCCTCGATTGAAGGAACTAATGCGAGAGAATGGATTGTAGGAACAAGGTATCATCCTTCTGATCTTTATAGTAACCTAATGAAAATGGTTGAAGACAAGTATGACGATGATGGCAACAAAGTATCTGAAGAACAGATATACGAAATTTTAGAAAGAGCTGTTGAGGACAGAGGGGACGGAACAGGAGAGTTCTTGTGGCCTCAACAGTCACGAAAAGACGGTAAGCAGTTTGGTTTTAATCGACAAATACTAGCTAAAAAAAGAGGACAGTACTTAGACAAGTCTCAGTTTAAAGCACAGTATTACAATGATCCTAGTGATCCAGACAACGTACCAGTAGAGAGAAACAAGTTTCAATACTTTGAACGTAAACATCTACGAGAAGAAAGTGGTTACTGGTTCTACAAAGAAAGTAAATTAAATATCTTTGCAGCCGTAGACTTTGCATTTAGTTTGTCAAAGAAAGCAGACTACACAGCACTTGTTATTGTAGGAGTAGACTCTCAGAATAATATTTATGTTTTAGATATAGACAGATTTAGAACAGACAGAATATCTGAATACTTTAAACATATACTAGAGTTGTCAACTAAATGGTCGTTTAGAAAAATGAGAGCAGAGGTTACAGTAGCACAACAAGCTATTGTTGTTCAGCTAAAAGAATTAATTAAACAACATGGGTTGTCAATTAGTATAGATGAATACAGACCTAACAGACATCAAGGAAATAAAGAAGAACGTATAGCTGCGACACTAGAGCCAAGGTATGATAACCTACAAATATGGCACTATCGTGGAGGAAATATACAAGTGTTGGAAGAAGAGTTAATGTCCAGACATCCACCACACGATGATATAAAAGATGCTTTAGCTGCAGCTATTGATATTGCAATTAAACCATCAAAAAGTATTAATCGTACAATGAAAAACAATATTGTTTGGGCCAATAATAGATTTAGAGGAGCCGCATAATGGCAGGAGAAACAATAGAACTTGAGTATATGCTCGACCCTGACCACATGGCTGTTGAGATAGCTAATAGGTGGAGAGAGTGGAATACTTTAAGACAGAAGAAGATTGAGGAATGGAAAGAACTCCGTAACTACATCTATGCTACTGACACTCGAACAACTACAAACTCTATGTTGCCTTGGTCAAACTCTACAACAACTCCAAAACTTACACAGATCATGGATAACTTACATGCTAACTACTTTGCATCTTTGTTTCCACAACAGAACTGGATGAAGTTTGAAGGAACTACAGCAGACGACAGCACTAAAGCTAAACGTATTGTGATACAAGGCTATCTTAATAATAAACTACGTCAATCTGATTTTGTTAATACTGCTTCTGATTTGTTGTACGACTATATACAGTATGGTAATTGTTTTGCTACAATAGATTGGGAAGAAAACTACACAGTTAAAGAAGAAGGCGATACTACTATTAATTATATCGGCCCTAAAGCTGTACGAATTTCCCCATACGACATTGTGTTTAATCCTGCTGCCGCAGAGTTTGAAAAGACACCCAAGGTTATTAAATCAATTAAAACTTTAGGTGAAATTAAATCAATGATTGAAAAAGATCCATCTAAAAAATATATGGATGGGGTCTTTACTAAAATGATGGAAGCAAGGGCAGCCGTTAGAGGTGGTGGTACTTATGAGAAAGCTGATGGTTATATTGCTGACGGATTTTCCTCGATACAACAGTACTATGAGTCTAACTATGTAGAAATTCTTACATTTTATGGTGATTATTACGATGCAGAAACAGGTAAACTATCTACAGACAGAATAATTACTGTTGTAGACAGGGCTTATGTTTTAGCTAACGAAGAAAACCCTAGCTGGCTAGGCTCTGCACCAATCTTTCATGCAGGGTGGAGACCACGACCTGACAATCTCTATGCAATGGGGCCACTAGATAATCTTGTTGGACTACAATACAGAATTGACCACTTAGAAAATCTAAAAGCAGATGTGTTTGACCAGATAGCTTACCCTATTTTAAAAATCAGAGGGGATGTTGAAGACTTTGTATTTGAACCAGGAGCTAGGATTTATCTTGGTGACGAAGGGGATGTAGGTTACATGTCTCCCGATACAACAGCTCTACAAGCTGACCTACAAATACAAAACCTTGCAGACACAATGGAAGAAATG